TAGAAAAACTTTCGTCATCTAATCCTAACCTCTCTCGCGGAGACTTTGATCGTACAGCTAGAGCTAAAGGTGGTAAAGTTTCTTATAAGTCTATATCAGATATGGAACGCGGTAGATGAAAAGTATTTTTGATTTAGACCGTGACCCTTTTAAGAAGGGTGGCAAAGCAAAAAAGAAGAGTAGAGTTAATGAAGCAGGTAACTACACTAAGCCGACAATGCGTAAGAATCTTTTTAACAAGATTAAAGCGGGTAGCAAAGGCGGTAAGCCGGGGCAGTGGTCTGCACGTAAAGCACAGATGCTTGCTAAACAATATAAAGAAAAGGGCGGCGGTTATAAATGAAAAAATCTCAAAAGTCTTTAGCTGATTGGACAAAAGAAGATTGGGGTACTAAGTCTGGTAAGCCTTCAACACAGGGGCCAAAGGCTACAGGAGAACGCTATCTTCCTAAGAGTGCTAGAGATGCTTTAAGCTCTGCTGAGTATGCAGCAACCTCTGCAAAGAAAAGAGAAGACACAAAAAAAGGCAAGCAGTTCTCCAAGCAGCCCAAGAATATTGCTCAAAAAACTGCTCGCCATAGGGCCAGTAGAGGCGGCTTCCTTGCCAACGCTATGCCTACTGGCAAACCCTGTTGATTGCATCAATCTCTGTCTCTAACTTTGCGTGTATATCCCCAGTAATTTCTTTAAAGGATCTAATCGCCGCACGAATTAATACTTGAGACTCTTCTTCCCTGAAGACCTTGGCGATGTGATGATCTGGTAACTCAGCATGCTCAGTGACTAGAACACCATCTGAGTCTATTAAGATCTTAAAGCCAATAATAGTTCCTTCTTTCATACCGCTCCCTTTTAATTATAATTCACAAGCTCCACCAACGCAAGCTAATGTTTGCGACCCCTCTGTAAAGTCATCTGACTCATTCAAATCCCAATCAAAAGACTCTGGGAATCCTTTCATCATCTCATTATATTCTTTCTTTGTGATCTGCTCATAGGGTGCTTGAGCGTATGTATGATTGTCATACGGCAAGAAAGATATGCCAGAGATTGTATCAAAGTTATTGTATACCCAATTACCGATTTCAAGAAAGTCTGAGTCACGGTAATACACTGTGATGCTAGGCTTGTGTTCACACCAATGTTCTTGGTATACGGCCCACAACTGTAGTTGCTCCATTCCTGTCTGCTCTGAGGCGAACACAGCAGCCTCTGGAGCCTTCTTAGGGAACGAGAATACCTTAGTACTGGGTGAAAGGTTATCTATTTCACAAGGCACTCCAGCGTCTTCTAAGACCTTACATAGTGGATCTCGTACATCAGCCCTAACCCGTCGAATATAATAGGGGGCATAACGTCCGTGTATGCCTGACGCAGAATCTACAAGTTGGGATACCGTACCGCTAGGCTTAACGCAAGTGATGGCTGTACTCTGAGGAATGCCAAGCCGCTCTGACCAAAGCTTATTAGTTTCGATGGCTTCATTGCGTAGCTTCTCTAATAAAGATCCTAAGTTGGGATTGTCTAAGGTTAAGAGTGGGTTGTCTAGAATACCAGTAAGACTAACGCCCAACAAAGACTCTTCCTCAGTATTAGTTTTCCAGATATTTCTTAAGTATCTAAAGTCCGTTAAGGTAGCTTGGAGAGTACCCAAGATAGTCGCAACTCGTACTTTTCTCCTAAGACTGTTAAGCGTATCTTCCGGTCTGACGACCACTTCTGAAAGGTTGCAGAATTGATTTGGTCTAAGGATGATTTCACTGCAAGGGTTCGTTCCGAAATCTCGTTCACTATCCCGTCTACCGTTTCTTGCAGCTTGTTTTTGACTTGCAGCACGGCTGAAGATTCCGCGCTCTCCGCTTTGTGATTCATGTAGGCTACTCCATTCGTTAGAAAATAAATTAAAGGAAGGCTTGCTGGTATAGCAGGCACTATTATTTGCAAGGCCGCGTTGGGGTTCTGTATTGTACCAAGCACCATGCTTTGCTTGACGAATATCATCGTCCTGTAAATCAGAGAGGCTGATTAAAGCACTGCGCCTTACCCCTCCAACAACAACTATTTGAGCGATTTTGCAGCAAAGATCGTGGCATTCAAGGGGCGTAAGCTTTCGTCCAGCCGCTCCGTTAAATAATCTAACTGTAAATTTGAAGAGGTCAACAAGAGGTTCTGGACCACTTGCTCTACCTCCAAAAGTTTTAAGGCTGGAACCCGCAGGTCGAACTCTAGATGTATCCCATTCTGGTATTTGACCACTATACAACAACGAAACCAATTCCCTAAACGATTTCGCCCATCCAATTTTTGAATCCGGTACATGAATGACTGTATCTGTTGCATGGAAATCCTCTGCAATTTCTGGAAGTTTAGAAACGTACTTTTCTTCGACGCTAAATCCTACGCCTGTACCACACATAAGGACATACATCATCTCATCAAAGGCTCGGGGACTATCAATAGCGAGATAGCTACAGTTAAAGCCTGCTACATTGTCGCGGTCTAGTGCTTCTCCTGCGGTCATAAGCGCCCTCATAGAAGGCATAACCTCTAGATCGTAAATAGATTTAAAGATTTCTGAAACATCGAAATCATTTAAGTATCCTTTGTCTACCCAATAATTAACGTATCGGTTGACAGTTTCTTCCCATGTTTCTCTACGCTGTTCTTCTGGTAGGTAACGAGCGTATCTGCTTTTGTGTATGTATTGTTGATAAGCGTCCAATTATATTACTCCTTTCTTGGGTGGTATATTTTGACCAGTTTTTTATTTCAGTTAGATTCCTTCCGCATCCTATACAAACATCATCCTTTAGTTTGCATATCTTTGTACATGGTGATTTCATTCCATCTCATCTATAGTATTCAAATCATTTATATTTAATTTATATTTGTTTCTTTTCTTCAGAGGCTTGAAGCGTTCTTCATCTTTATCTTCGTGTTTCTTTCTTTTGTGGCGGCTGAATTTTTCTAGGCGCTCACGCTTTCGATCATTCATCATCTTCCAAGCTTCCCCGCTTTGTTACATCTATCCAGCCTTCTGGAATGCTATCTTCTGAATACCACTGAAAACCTTTAGAAGACGCCCACTCGCAGTGAGAACGCTTCGTACCGTCTTTCCTGCGCTTTGCTTGAGGCATTGGTGCATTGGGGTCAGCAAACAAAAAGACTAGTTCAGTGTCTTCAGGCAGCGCCTTAGCAATCCAAACATATTTATTGTATTCGCTATGATCCCAGAAGCGACCCTTAGCTTCTAGATAGATTTTCTTACCATCAACCTCTTTAATAAAGTCAGGGTGGTAGGTATGCTCAACAATGTAATCGACCTTCTCTGAATGGAAGCTCCACTCATTGAGAATGCCCGAATGTAATTCATACTCCCAGTTTGAGTCGTAGCCAGAAACAACATTCTTTTCTTTTGGGCGCTTCACTCTTTGAGGACGCATACCCTTTCTTATTTTTGGTTTCAATGTATTGTTTCCTCTAAGGCCATGTCGCCATATATTTCTTGTAACTGGTAATAGATTTGGATCAGCGCGTTTTCATCTAGATAATTTTCTTTTATTATTTTTGAAGCACAATAACAAATCAAAACTTCTAGCGGTAAGTCATCTATCATGATAAATCAAGATGAGTATAAGAGTCAATAGGCTTAGAGGGATTAAGTGTGTATAGTTTTTTAAGCCGCTTGCGCGTCCACTTCTCTGTGAAAGCAGACATAAAGAACTGCCCTTCGGCAAAGTAGTGGCTATTCATCTTCATAAAGTCTTTATAATTTTCAGCCGTTATTTGAGCAGCCTGCTCTTCTGACATAAGACTATGAAGCCATTGAAGAGAAATCTTCTCGACCTGACGATTGATCTGCTTCATTATTTTTCTATTCATACAATCTCTTCTACCCTTGGAGCAACCTCAACGTGCGTCAGATATGTGGGGCCATTAGCATACTTAAATGCTCTCAAGCCTCTACCATTGTTAGCGTCTTTATAACACTCAAACTTATAAGAACAGTAGTTACAATTTCTATTCAGCTTCATGTTACCTTTCTTGCCATCAGGCACAGACTCATAACATCTTGCTGGAGGCGTAGCCAGCTTCAAGGCTTTACGAACATCTTGGATCTGTTTGCTTATGTTGGGCTTGTCTAGCTCTTCTGGGCGATAAAGGCAAAGCTCACCGCTCTCTTTGTTAATAACTAAGAAGCCGCCTTCAGAAGACTTTTCAGCTTCTTCATAGCCAGCAAGCTGCGACATATATCCAAAGGGATCATCTTCTCGCAGGCGTCCTTCACGAAACTTATTGAAGGCTATCTTAGATGCAGTCTTTACGTCTACTACTTCGCCATCAATCTTACAGTCGATATGTCCCTTGATCCCACGAACATCTATTTCTTTTTGTTCGTCAGTAACCTTGTGGTCTGCGGCACGAACAAGCATAAGAACAATTTCTTCAAGGATATGTCCGTAAAGAAACTTAACTTGTGTGGCTGGAGAGGGTACTGAAGATTCAGATGGCAGATTGTATTCGTACCAAAGCTGCCTAGCTGGGCGACCAATGTTAGACATACGCAGAGTAAACTCAGAGTTTCTTTTGAAGGCCTTGCCCATGCTAAAACGGAATCTTTAATACGAGCTAGTGTAAAATCCAGATCTTCTTCTGATAAATTAAATTCACGGCCTTCGGATAACTCTGAAAGCTGTCCATAAATATCGTCAATTAATGTGTCAAGTTTCATGCTCTATGCCTTACGAAGCGACACTTGCGTGTCTTTGAATTGTAGTGTAAATATTGTACACCAAGTTCTTTTTGAAGTGGAGTCTTAGATGATAGCCTGCCATCTTTGTAAGACTTTACATCTATTAAAGTGATCTCTCCCTCTGGACTCATAGCCACAATATCTACTGGCCCTGTGCATCCACAGTTCTTGAACACATGATAGCCGTTATCCCACAGCCATGTAACGGCATAGTGTTCTGCTAGATCCCCGATTCTATTTGGTTCGTGCGTTTGCTTCATTTAAAAAATCCTCTAGGGCTTGTAGGTTATCTTGACTGACTGCATGGAGATCACCCCAGCCCAGATTAGTTATAGTATTATTATTAAGAATATCTTCTTTTTTACAAAAACCGGCACACCTATATTCTGGGAAAGAACCTATCATTAACATATAATAATCGCAAGCTTTTTCTTTTTTGTGGGTAGCCGCAATTAATTTACCTGTCTGATACTTTGTAGCTTTAACATCTATTGTAATGTTATTTAATATTAAATCGTGGTCAGGTACTTTTTCTATTTGAAGATCAGGCCAAAGATTTAAAAGTTTAGCGGCAGCCATTTCAGACGCCACCCCCTCCAAGTCTGTTTCATAATTAGATTGTGGGCCTTTTTTATTATCAATAATATTTCTTTCCCGAGCTTTTTTATACCTAGATTTAGCTAAATAAGTTGCTATTTTTTGTTCAGTCTCAGTGAGTCTCACTCCAGTTATCTCCTATTTTATATTCGCCATCTAAAGAACAGAACAGCTCTAACTCTTTTCCAGCTTGCTTTATTGCATCAACCCCCAGTTGTCCTGTTGAATCTGCTTGAGACTCTTTTACTTCTAGCTGCCATTCGTCGTGTACATTACAAACAAAGTTTGCATCTAGAGTATTCAATCTAATTGCTTGGTTTAAGTTTACCATAGCCTGCTTCATAACGATAGCTCCTGCGCTCTGAAGCAAAGTATTTAGTGCAGCGTGTTCAGATCGTACATATAGCTTACGGCCATCAAGACCTTTTAAGAAGCCTTTTGCAGCCGCTCTTCCAACTGAGTCTTTAAGATGTTTAAATGCAGGGAGATTATCGAAGAAATGCTTTCTAAGTTTCGCACCATCACGTTTGTTTCCTCCAACCACACTTCCAAGCTTTTCATCTCCTGCTCCGTAAAGGAGTGCATATATAAATGTTTTCGCTTGATTTCTTGATTCAAGTCCTGCAAGTCTTTGGTTAGCTGAGTGTACATCTCCGTGGAGTATTTCATTTTTAAAGTCCTCATCTTTCATGTAGTGCGCTAACATCCTTAGCTCTAAGCCGCTGGCATCAATACCCACAAGCTTGTAGCCTTTAGGCACAGTCCAGCAGGCTCTACACTCTTTGCCGTAGGGAGAACCAAGACTAGGAACCTGTGCCATGTTGGGGCTATTGTGCGTCATGCGTCCTGTGATAGTGCCATTAGATCGGAAGAGCAC